CTCTTCTTATTACAACTGTTTCTGTAGCACTTGGAATGTTACCTGCTGTGAATACAATAGTTCCACCAGAAGCAGAACCTGCACCTGTAACTGTGTAGTGAGTAGTTAATGTCTTAACTGTTTCAGTAGCTGTTGCATCTCTAATAATAACTTGAATATCTGCGTCTGCAAAAACTTTAAAAGTATAATTGAAAGTATCTAGTGTACCATTACCAGAGTAGGAGTTCTTTACTGTAGTGCTAGATATTGTCATATTGTCTTTCTCTATATATTATTTTGCTAGTTTATCAACAACCATATTGTTTATATTCTTTATCACTAAAGCATTATGTAATGCAAGAATAGATAATGATTTTTTTAACTCACTTTCACTAGGTTTATAGTTAGGATCTGTCATTACCTTGGTTAGCATTCTAGTAGATCTTATAATATTTTCTCCTAAATTTACTGAAGGAATACCAGCTACTAATCTTGATGAAAGTTCTGTATTTCTTCCATATCCAAAAAAATCTTCTTCAGAAAAGAAAGCATTAACTGTACCTATTCCAGCAGGAATAAGAGTTGACCAAGCAGATCTTAAAAATGCTATTTTAGCCACATTAGATGGAGATAATCTTTCTTTTAAATATTCCTCTCTATTTCTCATACCAAAAGAATTTATATAAATTTGAGCTGAAGCAAACGTAGCAGCTCCAATCATTGAAGATGTAAATCTTGACCAAGTTTCAAAGTCTCTTCCTCTTGTTTGATCTAAAGTATAAACACCATTTAATAACTGTTTTTCATAAGCACTTAAACTAAATGTTCTAAATTGAATTATAAGTTTAACAAAATCGTTAGTAAACCATTTATTCATAGATGCTAAATCACTTCTTTGAACAACTCTATCAATCCATCTACTTATACCTGTTACATAAGCAGATCTTGCTTCAATATCCCAATTATCTAAATTTAATGCTTTAAAATCTCCATTCTCTATTAATGCGTGTTTCTTAATATTTTTAGCAACATTATTAAATTCATTTTTAGTCCAGCCTAATTGTCTAAATCTAACTTGATCTCCTAATTTTAAATTTTGATAAATTTCATTTGATTTATATGTTTTTGATAAATCCATTATTCTATCTACTATTTTCATAGTTAATGCTTTAGATGACCATACTTGAGACATCATAGTCATTGGATTTAAAAAAGAAAAATCTGCTAAAAATCTTTTTCCTTTACCAGTTTTAATTTCTATATTATTTAATGCTGTTGCAGTATCATCCATTAAAAATACATCATCACCTTCAAGTCTTGCAGTAGGTGAGTTCATATATTTATCTAATCCAACAGGTGCTCCGTATGCTTGTAGTTCTTTTAAAAAAGGATCTTTAATATCAATATTACCAGATCTTAATCTTGCGTGTAAATCTGCAAGGTTTGGCATAGCTCTTAAAGAAGTCAACCAACCAGCTTCACCTAAAGCTCCAAATAATTCAGCACCTTGAGCAAAACCTACTTGACCAAATAATCTCAAGAAATTATAATCCCCAATCAATCTTGCAATTCTTCTAGCTTTTATTCCACTAGGATCATTTGCTTCTAATGGGTTTCTTCTGCCAAGAATAGATGAAGATATAACATCTAATATATCTAGATGATTAGAAAAATCTTTTTTCTGATAATCAATATTATTTTTATTATCGTTTTTTATTTTATTAATAAATTTATCGTATTCTCTATTATTAATAAATCCACCAAATCTAGCCATAGCTGCTTGACCTAAAACTTGATTTGAATATTTATTTATAACTCTTTCAGCATTTCTATCTGTTAAATCTTTTAAAGATAATCCTCTAGTCTTACCAGTTTTTAATGATTTAACTTCTATTTTTGATGTTAAATCAAAAGGTAATCTTCTTCTAGCATTAGGATCTAAAGTAACACCTTCTTTTGTTTTAAATTTTTCTGCAATAGCTTCTATTTGTTCTTTATCTAAACCTATATCTTCTAAAAATTCTTTAAATCCAGCTTCATTAGTTCCTTGAAAACCTCTAGCAAAACTAGCTTCTTTACCAAAATATCTTGTAGAAGATATATTATCTACAATACCTTTAATCATTTTATTAAATTTTTTTTCATCCATATCTGGTAATTGTTTTCTTAAACCTAAGCCATATAATCTTACAACTTCATCTACACCATATTCATCAATAGCATTTCTTAATTTAGTTTGACTGTGAGTATGAGGAAAATAATTTAATATAGCTCTTGTTTTTGCAATATCACCCCAACCTTCTCTACCACTTTGAGCAACTGTAGTTAATATATCGTCTAAAGCATTTGCACCATAAGATGCGTGTTTAACCATTTCTGGTGTAATGTTTGTGTAAGTTTTTGCTATATCTGGAAACTCCATAATATCTGCAATAATTTCATTAAATTTTTCAACTTTAGCTGCTTGACTTAATTCATTCATTCCAATATCTTTTTTTAAAAAAGATTGATAAGCAACATCTCTACTATTATTAAATTTATATAATATTTGTCTCATTTTATTTTCTTTATATTCAATCATGGTGTCTCCACTTTTAGATCCAACAACAGGATCTGGCATAGCAAGTTCAGCAAATTTTTGAACATTAGGATCTGGAGAAGCATTTAAAGAAGATGACATACTAAATCTTGGAACAGGAATAAAACCAAATAGTTTTGCTTTACCTGTTCTCCATTCTTTTTCTTTCACACTTAAAGCATCTGGGGTATCATCTAACAAAGTAATTTCTTTTGAATTACTTGTAACAGTAAAATCATATTTATTTTTAGCAACATTATCTGTTAATCTTTTTTTTTGCATAAATATTTCATTTGGTTTAACATTTATTCCTGCTGCAAAATCATTTACTTCGTTTGATTCAATATCTGACATTGCTTTTTTAGCTTGTATTTGCAAATTATTATATGCTTTTAATATATCTTTATTTTTTCTTGCAAGACCACCAATAGGAGCTCCTAAAGCAAAACCACCATACATTGCATATTTAATATCATTTGCATCTTTTAATGGATCTAATGCAACTAAACCAGATTCTATAATTGCATTTTCAGTTCCAACTAATGCACCAAACTTTACAGCTCTTTTAATTCTAGCAATTTTCCCACCATAAATTAAAGGTGCTAAGAAACCACTACTACCAATAGATAAAGTTATTGCAATAGGATCTGTTGCTGCAGCCAACATTCTAGCAGAAAAACCTTTCCAACCTAATTGAGCTAAATTTCTTTCTATATCTAATCTTTTGTCTACTTGTTGTTTAATATCATAAAAATGTTCATCTGATCTTGCTTCAGTAAATGCTTCTCTAATATATTCTGGGTAGGTTTCTATTTCATCAAATTGCTCTTTAGATACCATATAATTTGGATCTGCTTTAAAATTTTTAGATAAAGAATCAGAAAATTTATTACGAAGAACTACACCTGTATTTTCTAAATCTAAAGATTTTCTAAATGCTTGACCAAAATCAAAAGAACTTTCTTCAGTACCTCTTTGTTCTTTTAAAAAATATTCAACATCAGTTGGAATTTTAGATAAAGATTTATTTAAACCAAGTTCATCTACAACAAACTTAGTTCCTTTTTTTTCTTCAGCTAAATCAACATCTTTTATATTAAATGGTTCACTGCTCACTACTACTCCTCTATTGGCATAAACATACCAGATTTAGTTGCAATAATTTCTGCTTGTAATTGATCTTGTTCTAATTTTCTTGCATTTTGTCTGTCTTTCCATGATTCCCATCTAGCATCAGATCCAAAAGGATATATTACTTGTTCTAATTGTTTGTCAGTAAATATACCAAGTTCAAATTCATTTTCATCAAAATCTCCAACTGCTGGTTTAAAAATTACAGGAGTTGTTGGAAATGTTTTATTAATAATTCTTACACCACTAATTGATGTTGTTGAAGTTGGATCAACATCTACTGCAATAAGATCATCAAAATCATTTATATCTTTATTAATTCTACCAGTATCCCATAAATTTTTTATATATGCTTTAACAGAAACATCGTGAGTATCTGGTCTGTGAGGTTTAATTGCAGTAAGATTTCCAAAAGCATCTACTCTAAAACTAGATTCTATTCTTTTTTGAACTGAATCTAATATTCCATCTTGATCTGATGGTCTAACTTTTAATAATATTGTTGCATATCTTTTAACTAAGTTTTCTATTTCATCTATATTATCAGCATCATCTGTAAAAAAATTATCAGCAATATCTTTAGCTGTATTTTTTACTTTAGAAGAATCTGCAACAATAGATTTAACATCTGGGTTATTTTTATTTTTATAGTAAGTTCCATAATCATTCATAGCTGAACGAATATCCATACCCATAGTATCAATCATAAAATCTAAAGTATCATAATAATCCATTTGATCGTCTGTTAATTTCATTCCAGATTTTAAATAAGATAATCCACCTTGCATTTTATACATTTTGTAAGTTTCATAACCAGCTCTTACTGTTTCTGGTTTTCCAGTAGTTGCAGCATTACTGAACCCTGCTGTCATTACATTTTTATGTAATGAATAAGATGTGTTACTACCAATTGCTAATTCTGATATTTGAGTATCATTATATTGACCACTTAAAGCTAATGCTTCTATTCCATCTTTTCTATCTTTATCTTCATATCCCCATGCTCTTTTATTTAGCATAGCATCTTTAATATTTTCTAGCTTAGTATATTCAATAGATTCTTTTTCTATTTTATTAATATATTTATTTCTTTGATCTGCTGTTAAAAATTTAGTATTTTCTAAGTCTTTAACTGAATTTAAAGCAGAACCAAATTGTTTGTTATCCATAAATGTATTAAAGTCTACATCAAACAAATCTACATTAACCTTATCCATAGATTGTTGTTTAGTTAAATCAGAATCACTAAGATATAATGATCTACTTTCAAGATTAGACAATATTGTATTTTTATAAAACATTTTTTCTTCACCAGTTGCAAGTGTGTATTTACTTAAATTCATTTCGTATTCTGTATTGTAATTATAGTTTTCTTGTTTTTCTAATTCACCTCTTGATAATTTTTTTACGTTATTAGATCTTGTAATAGATTCTATATTAAACTTATCTAGAATAAATTTTTTAACTCTTTTATTTTTTATTTGATCTGTTTTTTGTTTTACTAAAAATTTAGATTGTGAATTAAATATATTTTGTGCTTCTGATGGATTAATTATTTTTCCAGAATTAGTTTCTATTTCATCTAACTCATTAGATAATTCTAAATATTGTTTGTCAGCTTCTGTTTTTTCAGAAATTAATTTTTCTCTTTCATAATATTCTGCAATTTGTGTAATAGGTTTAATTAATGCAGCAGCAGTTGTTGCAGTTGGGGATAACTGAATACCAGTTCTAGAAGTTGGTGCTTCAGTTGTTATGTCTCCTCTAGCTTGAAATGTAGGTATCTTTGGCATAGTCTATGAATTTCTTGATCTGTTTGTTGATTTAGATTGTAATCTTAAATTACTTACACTGTTATTTCTTGGGTTTCTATCTTTATGATCTACGTCTCTACCCAATAAACTAGAGCCATATTTTTTTTTCATTATTGCTCTTGCTCCATTTCTACCTGCTCTATCTTTTTTTTGTTTTGGTTTAGAATGGTAGTTTGCATATTCTGATTTATAATCTCTCATTAAAATGAACCTTCGGTTGCTGTTAAATCTTGTGTTGTATTACTATTAGAACTTAATAGAGATTTTCCATAAGGTGCTAAAGCAGTTGCTGCTTGACCATAATAACCAATAGCTGCTGCTCTACCTTGTTGTCTAGCAAGTTGACCAGACATACGAGCAAAGTTAGCATTTTCATAAGCTCTAGACTTTCCTATTTCAGCATTGTATTCAATCATATTTTTTTCAAATTCAGCTTCTTCTGCATTAGATCTTAATATTCTTAAAGCAGATCCAGATTGTGCTGCACCTGTTTTTGAAATAGCAACTATTGTTTCTCCTTGTAATTGCTGAAACTGTTTATCAAATCTTTGAAGATCTAATTCTTTTTTTTGTTCTATTGCTACAGCTTCTTGTTCTGCAACTTGAGCATTTCTATTTTGTATTGCTTGATTAAATTTTCCAGTAGCTGATGCTTGTCTAGCAGCGATTACAGAAGTTCCAGCAGTGATTGCAGCAGTCCAACCCATTAGAATACCCTCGCACACATATATTGATCTGAACCATCAAAACCAAATTTTCTCATTAATCCTTCTTCCTGTAATCCTAACCATTTAGCAAATTTTAAGCCAGTTGTATAGTTTGCTCTTACAGCAGTTTGAACTCTATTGATATTATTTTCTTTAGCAATTCTTGCAAAGTCTTTCTTAATAGCTCTTGCTACAAGTAAAGGATGATCCCAAACTTCTTTAGTTGCTAACACCCAACCTTCTGCAACACCACTCCAAATTAATTTCATGCCTGCAGCAAAGATAGGTTTATCATTTACTAATCCTGTGAATGCTAAATTATCTTGTACCAAGTTGTTTGCGTCTCCTTCAAATTCCATATCTTTATCCATCAACTGATGGTTCATTTGTTGTTTCATAATGTATGCACCATGCTCACCTTTGTAGGGTACTATATCTAGTATTCTATCCATCATTTGTAACTAATCTAGGGTATAAAGATAAAACAGTTAAAGGTAAAGGTTGATTTTGTCTAACAAATATAAAACCATCTGTTTCATAGTTACCTCTAAATTCTATATCTTTATCCCCAGTAAATACATTAACACCACTATTCATTGCGTTAGCTGAAGATCTAAATGGTATTCGTTCCATATTGTCTAGATCTGGACCAATCTCAATACCAATACTTTCATAAAGTCTAGCAGTGATTTCATAAATTCTTTTAGTTTTACTTTGTGATGTACCATTTTGTGATCCAGCATCTATTCTCATTGTTTGTAATAATGATACATAAGGTAATCCAACTTTAACTTTAGTTGCTGATCTATCTAATGTAATTGCACCAGAGCTTACAGTTTTATTTGGATGAGTTGCACCATCTGCAAGTATAGAAACTTCTTCACCTTCTAAATGATTTAAGCCACTTATAGTAGTTGTAGCTGATCCATTGTAAGCTAATTGAGAATCTAAATAATTAAATGAAGTATCATCTGTTTCATCAAAGTCTTGATTGTGTAAATACTCTACATATCTTTTTGTTGCACCATCAATAGTTCTTTTAACTATAACCCATACTTGATATTCAGAATTGTCTGTTGGTAGAACTTCAACACTTTCAACTACAGCATTACCACTACCAAATGATCCACCAAATATATGTCTGTGCCAGGCAGTTACTTGTTGTTCTCTTTGATAAGTAAATCCTAAAAGTTGACCATCAGCTCTAACACACCATACAATACTATTAGGTTCTTCCTGGTATGCCATTTGTATAATACCAGATTCAGTAACGTGTTCTGCAAGGATTGTTAAGTCTGGAGCAACATAACCATCAACATCAAAGTTGTAAGCTAGTTCTCTAATTTTTCTTTTAGCACGTTGTAAAAATAATGTTGCGTTACCTACAGCAATACCATCTACATTTGCTGAACCATGATTTGATTGTTTGTTAATTAAAATATTTGTTGGAGTAATAGCTTCGCCTGTACCACCACCATTAACTGCAAACTCACCCCCTGCTGTACCTATAATTAATGTTCTAGTTGCTGTTAAGAACCTAATTGCATTAACTTGGTTAGAAGCGATTGTGTAAACAATAGCATCATCATCAGCTACAGTTTCGTGATACTTGTCATCAAAGTTTTCGTAGTCTGCTGATCTTGAAAAAAATAAAGTTTGAGGTTGAGCAGTAGTTCCTGCAAATACTAATCGTTGTTCAAAAAAAGTTACACAAGCAGGATAACCTGTAGTATCACTAAATGATCCTAGTGCAAAATCTGTAGTAGGAGTAGTAATTCCTAAGTCTATAATTACTGTTCCAACTACAACAGTAGTAGAAGTAACACTTGTTATTTTTAAATGACCATCTTTAATGTGAAGTAGTCTACCAACATCTGTAGATAAAAATCCTTGATTACTATTGATACCTGTTACAGCACTTGCAGTTACAGTTGAAGTTGCTCCAACAATTTTATGTGATGGAGTTAAAGTAGTTGTCTCAATATTGTGATCCATGAATGGTCCATTAATTATAACTTCATTAGTTAATAACCAATTAGTATGACCAGTTCTAGTTAGTTTTCTAGGATTATGATTTGGATGACAAATGTACATAGTGTCTGCAGATTGAGCAAACTTAATATCAAATAGTTCTGCTTCTAAATAAGGTGAACTAATTTCGTATGGTGAACCACCATCTAATATAACTCCATTGTCTTTATAAAATCTAATGTACTGATCGCCAAATTCTAATATGTAAGTTTGTACTGTTGAAAATTCAAAAGAAATTAATCTAGTTTTTTTTGTGCTATCTTTTACTTCTGCAACAAACTGTGTGCCAGATCTTCTTGATGCCGAACCATGTGGATAGACAATCATGTTTTCTAAAGTTTTGCAACCAGAATTATATTTAGCTATATCGTTTCTACCATCTAATCTTGGCGATAGCTCACCACCTGTAAAGTTTGTTAATTCAACAGCAACTCTAGCCATAGGTTAGTACCTTGAGTTTATAAATGAAGATGCACCAATCACATCTGATTGACCATTATCTGGATTGGTATTGTAACCTTCAGTAGCATCTACAAATCTTGCTTCTTTTAATTTACTTTGAAATAGTTCATACATATTTGCTGCTGTTGGATTAGAACTTGTTACAGCATAAGCAATGTCAGCAGCTAAAGCTGCAGAAATAGTTTCTCTTAATAATTCATCATATTGATTTGCATCATCTATTCTTGCAACGTATTGAATTTTTACTGTTCCATGATTTGCTAAAATTTTTCTACCTTCAACTTTATAATCATAATCATAATTTAAAATTGTAAGAACTCTTAAACAATCAGCAGGTAATGTAAATTGATATGAGAAACCCCAAGAAGGAACTTCAGTATCTCTTGCAAGTTCAGCTCTTTTAATTAAACAATTCCAAGGATGAGATCTAAATAAACTATCTCTAACTTGTGTATATCTTGCGTTGCAAAGTCTTGCGTTTTTTGAATCTTCTGTAAGTGTAAGTATAGTTGACGCACCTAGTTGATTTAATGCTCCATTACAAATGTCTACTACTGATGCCATATTACTTCCTTATTATATACTTGCGTCTTATTTGTCTATCTTTTTCTAAAGCAAAAATTTCTTCTGTTGTCTTACCTTGTTTTTTGTCAAAACCATAATGATTTTTACCATCATGTTGAAACCTGTCTACTAAAACGTATCTGTAAATATAATTACCTTTCTTTAAATGTACTACAGTTTGTAGATCTTTTATCGTTTTCATATTGAAGATGAGGGGATTGCTCCCCCCATCAAAGTAGCATTAAAATTATGCTTCGTGAGCTTGTACTTCTACAACTTTAGCTTCTTCCATTCTAGTCGCACCGAATGCAGCAGAATAGTAAACCTGAGTTGCATAACCTTTATCAGATCTCTCATCGATTCTAGCAGTTGAATCTTTACCAACAGCTAATGCAACACCATCTTGTACGTAGGCGATACATTTTCTTTTGTTAGTAGCAATTGCTAGTCTGTTAGATACACAGAAGTTGAAACCCATAAATGAGTTAATATCACCTTGAGCAAGAGCTTTAACTGTATTAAAGTCAGAGCTAGTCACTTCAGTAGTTCCTAACAAATCAGTGATTTGTTTTGGAGATACAATGATGTGTCTCGGTAGTGAAGGATCAACGTCAGCTAGATCTATGATTTCTTTCGCTTCTCTTAATTTAGCGATAGTTAAACCAGCAGTTCCAGATTCAACGATTTTTTGACCAGCAGGTAAAGCAACAGCAGTACCACCAGCTACACCTGTGTCAGATGAACCTAAAGCAGCAGCGATGATTGCATCATCCATAGCTCTTCCCATTGCATAAGCAGCAGCCATTGCATAAGAAGAAGTTGGATCTACAAGCATTCTTACTTTATCTAGATCATCAATAAGATCAGCAAACTCGTAGTCAGCTAATGAAACTCTTCTTCTTGAGTGAGGAGTATCTGCTTGTGGAGTGTCGCTGTGTCTTACAGTTCTAGCAGTTGCAGTTACAGAACCAATTTGGTCAAAGAAAGCATTCTTTCCTGTAACAGATTCTAATCTTACTTTATCTCTAAGGATAGAACCTTTTTGTTGTGATAACATTTGTATGTTAGAACTATATTGTTCTACAAATGCTTTTGTTATTTCAGTTGACATAATATGTCTCCTATATGTTAAGTTAATGTTAAACAAAACAGAGACGTTCTCAGAAATTCTGGCTTCTCTTGGATTTAAAGTCTTTTAGACTACAAGTCTATTCCTTGTTGTCAGTAAGGTTCGCAGAGCTTATCTTTCGAGTTATCTTACTTTTCTTAGGAGAACTTTCATTCTCCATAGAAATCCATTTATAATATTCTTCACACTTTGGCAAGGGATTAGATTTAATATTTTCAGATCCACTTTCTAAAACTGTTCTTAATATTTTTAACCTAATCTCCTTGTCATTCATAATATTATTCGTTCATCATTGTTCTTATAGTAAATACTTGTTGTACTACTTTATCATGATCTGGGTGCATCTTATTCCAATATGGACCATCCCTGTCATTAACAAGTGAACTTATTTCAGTTTCAATATCTCTACCAGATGTTGCGTTATCTTCTCCAGTACCAATCATTTTATCTTCTGACATAAGATTAGCAATGTTTGCAAAACCTTTTATGATTGCAGGATGATCTCCTAATCTTCTACCATCAGATAAAGTTAGATCTAATATTTCTGCATCCATATTAGCTTTAGCAACTGCTCCAGCTTTTTTTATGTTCTCATCAAATGATCTACCCCATTCTTTTCTAAGCTCTTGTTCTGCTTGAGCTTGATAAGTTTCAGTATCAATTTGTGCTTGTTGTGCAGATCCTTCCATAGAGTTTTTATAATACTCTAAGATACCTTGAGCTTGTTTATTATTTAAACCTAGCTTGTGAGCATTCTCTGCAAAAGATTTAACAGAAGATTCATCTAATGGAACTATATCAGAATTAACTTCCAGTTTATATTTGTCTGGAGATTCTGGTCTACCTAATTTAGAATACACTTCATTCCATTGATCTTCTGTTGAGTTTTGATTTGGTACAGGAACTTTATCTTGACCAATCATAGATACAGCATTGATATAGCTTTTAGCT